ATGGGCAAAGTCTTAATCATTATTTAGCTACACACGGTGATACACCACAATATTTTGTTGATGACAATTTTACGCTAGAACCATTTACAGAGAGATTTAATAATTCAGTAACAGGGTGGGTATTTAATTTACCAATAATAGTTGAACAGGCTTTTGAAAGTTGTAATATACCACAACCCACAACACAAATAGGAAAATGATAAAATTTAGAATAGGAAAACTTACAATAACATTAATACCACCAAAAATAAGCTATGAAATATGCAACTGTAATGACAAAGCTGCGTGCAATCGTTGTTAAGTTTGAGACTTATAACGACTACCCAAAAGCAGCTAGCAATAACGCAAAAAGAGCAATAAAATATAAAGAAGAAAAAGGCACAACTTGTGGTACACGTATAGGTTGGACACGTGCAGGACAATTAGCACGTAGAGAAAAAATAAGTAGAGAAACTATAGCTCGTATGGCTAGTTTTAAAAGACACCAACAAAACAAAGACGTACCTTATGACGAAGGTTGTGGTGGTATAATGTACGACGCATGGGGTGGTACAGAGGGTGTAGAGTGGGCAATAAGAAAGCTAGATCAAATAGACCAAAAACTTGCAGAAATAGGTGAACGAGGTGGAGTAAGAAAAAGTCCTAAAGCTCCTAAGTCAGACACACCTAACCCAAGACCAAAAGGTAAGGGAACTGCAAAAGGTGACGCAAGCACAAGTAGAGGTGCAAAAGTAAGCAAACAAGACTTAAAGACATTGCAAAAAAAATCAGATGACTTTAACGAAAGATATAAAAAGAAATTAGGGTATGGCGTAACAGTAGGACAACTAAAGGCAGTATTTCAACGAGGTCTAGGGGCGTTTAACACGTCACACAGTCCACGTATAAAATCACCTTCACGTTGGGCGTTTGCAAGAGTAAACGCATATTTATATTTAGTAAAAAATGGTAGACCACAAAACCCTAAATATACTACTGACTACGATTTACTACCTAAAAAACACCCAAAAAGTACAAAAAAATAATTAATTAATATGGCAAATTTAACAGTAACAATAACAGAAGACCTTATACTAAACGGATCAACTAGAGGTTCAACAAATCAATTAACGATCACAGGCGTTGAAAGTGTTTATGAAAGAGTAGTAACAATACCTGCAAATTCAGACGGTACAGTAGTATTGACAAAAGATACTATTGCAAGTTCTGACGGTGCAGTAGATATACAAGACACTAAATATATTAGAGTTACTAATTTAGATAGCACAAACAACGTCAATCTATCTTTACAAATAGACGCAGGCAATGACGATAGTGCAGCAGAAAGAAGTGCAACTATATCATTACCTGCAGGACAATCTTTTATGATGGGTACACCACATGACGCAGTAGCAGTAAATGATTCAACTGCAACTATAGAAACTTCAATGAAAGATTTAGAAAGTATTATAGTTGATAGTGCAGACCAAAATGTAACAGTAGAAGTATTTGTAGCAGGTGCGTAACGTAGAAAACTATTTAAAGTCAGTAGGTCGTAAGATCGTACGAAATGCGAAAACTAACCTTAAACAAGGTGACAAGGTAGTTTCAGGTAGTTTGTTAAATTCTATAAAATTTAACGTTGTATCTACAAGTAAAGGCTTTGAAGTAAGATTTACCATGGCAGGACACGGTCAGTTTGTAGACAAAGGTGTAAGTGGTAAGAACAAAAGACAATACTACAAGGACATAAAAAACACAAGACGACAAAGTCCTTTTAGATACAAAAACTTACAACCCCCTGCAAGTGCATTAGACAAATGGATAGTAAGACGTGGTATAGCACCACGTGACGAAAAAGGTAGATTTATGAGTAGGAAAAGTTTACAATATTTGATAGCTAGAAAAATATATTTTAACGGTATTAAAGGTATTAGTTTTTTTACTACACCTGTTAGACTAGCTTTAAAAGACTTGCCTAAAGAAATACTATTGAAGTTTGGCGAAGATTTTAAAAATAAAATAAGTACAATAAAATGATTATTAAACAAACACCAAAATATAAACTTATACCTGTCTATTCACCTATTATATTTGTAGTAGAAGACAATACAATAGTAGCAAACAAATTTAATGTCAAATTTATTGCAGAAGTAAGTGTAGCAAAAAACAATATTTCAACTGCACCTAGTATAATTACATTAAAAGTAACACCAAACGGTAAGGGTGTAGGTATATTTGACTTTAGTAGTGTTTTACAGTCTTATGTAGAAAGTGAAAATCAAGGTAGTAGAGTGGGTTTAAGCAACCCTAACAACGGAAGTGCATTTAAAGGTACTATTTTTTCAGACGAAAACCCACACAGTCTACACACTATAGACGCAATGTGTACAAATGAAAAGTCTTTAAGGTTATTAAGAGTAATTTTCAAAGTACAGTATAGTAATTCTATTTTAGACACACCTACAATAGACACAAATATTGCAAAAAGAAGTGACACCTTTTTTATTTACAATGGTACACTACAAGAAGAAGACATTTTAAAAAGTGACGGTACAAATTTTGGCTACGATCTTGACGCATTTAATTACATACCAAATGATACTAGTTCTAAATTTTTAACAGACTGTCCGACTACTCAAACTATAGGTAGTTCAGATTATCACACGTTAGCATTTTTTAACAATTATGATGAAGACTTTAAAATAGGTGGTTCAACCGCAAACAGACCTAAAGTTAGTCAATTAGCAATTACTGTATTTACAGGTATAAACGGTACAGGTAGTTTGATGTCTACTAATTTTATAACTAACACACCTGCAAACGGTGGTAAAGGTGGTAACATAAATGACAGTAATTCAAGACTTATTTTTGCAGGCGTTGGTACAGGCAATTTTAAAAATACAGGTGATATAAGTACGGCAGGTGCTAAAAGTTATAAAATAGTTATGCAAGACGACAGAAGCATAACAATTAGTAAAGAATACATATTTAATATTGATGACGATAATTGTAAAGGATTTGAAAAAATAAGATTAACGTGGTTAAATAGACATGGTGCATGGGACTATTTTAACTTTACTAGAAAAAACACAAGAAACATATCTACAAATAGAGTGACATACAAACAACTTTCAGGCAGTTGGAATGAGTCAGTTTTTAGACTGCATGGGTATAAAGGTGGACGTAAAACATTTAGAGCAAACGCAAAAGAAAGTATTACGTTAAACACAGACTATATGTCAGAAGCTGAAGCAATATGGTTTGAACAACTTTTTACAAGTCCCGAAGTATATATTTTGAATGAATTTAGTTCTGACACAGACACAGGATATTTAAGAAAATATGTACAACCTGTTGTGCTAACTTCACAAACATACACAAGAAAAACTAAAGCAAACGACAATTTAATTCAGTACACAGTAGAAATAGAACGTAGTAAAAATAGAGTAATACAAAATGCGTAGTACACAACTAATATTATTTCCACAATCACATGAAGGTAGATATAGTTCAACTGCTATAGTAGATCAATCACAATATGTAGCTAATCACCATTTTATATTTTCTTCAGGTGACGGTGCAGCTTTACAAGTTTTAAACATAGGTTTAGGTAGTTCAAGTGGTTTTGGTTTAGACGCAAATGATTATTTAGCTGCAGTACATCAAATATCTACAGGTAATTTTTTAGTACCAATAGGAAATTGGGAGTTATTTCACACTTCAAACGTAACTGCACCTAGTGTATCAGGTAGTAAACTTACTTTAACAAGTACAAGCACAAATATATTTAGTGATGGTCTTTCAGGTGCTGCACAAAGAATTACAAATTTAAACGTAGGTACTGATTATGATTTGACTATTAAAGTAGATCAAATACCTACCAACCCCTTTATATTAGAAGTAAACGTTGTAAGTCCTGCAAACACATCTAATTTGTTCATATTAAACAACACAATACAAACTGTTGGTATTCATACAATACTATACACACCTTCTAGTAGTGCAGAAGACATAATTTTAACCTTTCGGTCTACAGATAACGAAATAATTAAAATAGACAAAGTCACTATATCTGAAACAATAGATTTTAGTAATCTAACATTTGAAAATTTAGAAGACGGTCAAGTAATTTGTGACATATTTAATGACGAAGCAATACCTGTAAATTTAAGTGTAGACGAATTTAAGAACACAATAGAACAAACCAAAAGCTATAGTAAAGATTTTATGTTACCTGCAACAGGTAGAAACAACAAAATTTTTAACGAAATATTTGAAATAACACGGTCAAGTCAAACTGACGATTTTGTTTTTAACACAACTATTTTTAACCCATATATAAAGACAAAGGCAGTATTAAAAAATGACGGATATACTATTTTAGACGGATTTTTAAAATTGAATGACATAATAAAAAAAGACGATCAAACAATATATAATGTAAACCTTTTTACCAACACACTTTCATTAAAAGATAAACTAGAAAATCAAACAATAGCACATTTAAATTTTGACGAGTTAGAACACGAGTACAATAAAGACAATATAGTAAATAGTTTTACAGGTGTTTTACAATTAGACAACCCCTTACCCTTAGATAGTTTTGCAGGAACTACAGGTGCTACGACAACAGATGTATTAAAATATCCTTTTTGTGATTGGACAGGTAGTCTTGTTAATAATCAAAATAACATTAGATTAATAAATTTAGAACAAGCATTTAGACCTTTTCTTAAAATAAAATATTTAGTAGATAAAATATTTGCACAAACAGACTTTACATTTAGTAGTGATTTTTTTAATACTGAACAATTTAAAAGACTATACATGGATTTTAATTGGGGTGAAGGTGCTTTTGCTATAGATCGTTCTGGACGTGACGAAGTAGTTAATTTTACCCACCAAGATTTTTTCCCAACAGGTAGCTATCAGGCGTATAAATTTGATAGTATAAATACAAACGCAAGCAACTCATTTTTTAATTTGACATCAAATAGGTTTGTAAATACTGTTGCAAACTTAAACGTACATATCAGATATGTAATTACATTAGAAAATGATTCTAATTTTAAAAAAGACGGCAGGTTTAGAATAGCACACTATTCAGCTACAAATGTATTGAAGGCAGTAATTAATAAAAAAATATTTAGTATTGCAGGCACTTTTTCATCAACACAATTAAATGAGAAAGACATAAGAGGTTCAGCAGAACTAAATTTAGCAGTAGGTGATTATATAGAATTGCAAGTAAAAGCAGCAGATTCTAACACTATACGACAACGAATAAGTCCTGCACCTTTCAATCAAGTAGTCTTTCAAAGTAACGTTACTTTTACATATAGTTCAACAGGTCAAACACTACAAAATTTACTAACAAAAAAAAGAGGTGAAACAAAGTTATTTGACATATTAAACGACTTGCGAAAAATGTTTAATCTTGTTTTTTTAGAAGACAAAGAAAACCCTTTCAATATTATAATTGAACCGTATGATAAAATATTTATAGACAACGCTGACACTACTACTATAGACGCTAAAGAACATAATTGGACAGATAAACTTGACGATTCTGAACACGTGTTACGACCGATTCAAAATTTAGATATGTCTACTAGGTTTTCTTACAAAAAAGACGATAACGACTTTTCTTTATCTACTTACGAAAACTTTACAAATCAATATTATGGTGAAAAAATTGTTTTAAACGAAAGGTACAATTTACTTAAAACAAAAAAAGATATAGAACTAGAAGTTTTTGCACCTACGTTTATGAAACCTTTAATGGAGTCAGTAGACACAGAATTTACTGTACCTAGTATTTTTGCACAGAAAGGCGAAACCTCTACAGATTTTGAAAACGAAGCAAGAATATTGTACGACATAGGCGTTGTTAATTTACCTAGTTCTACCTATTCAAGTGTAGCACAAAATAACACTTCTTTTTTTAGTGCATTTACACAATTTTTACAATTTTCACATACAACAAATGTACCTGCAGATGAGTCTATTGACTTTAATTTTGGTGGTGCAATGTTAGTTTCTTCAATGGGTGCAGCACCTATAGATAATTTATTTAATACATATTGGTTCAGATATTTTGACGAACTATATCACCCTGACACTAGAACATTAACAGTAAAAATAAATTTAACACCTTCTGATATTACTAATTTTAATTTTTATGATCGTGTTATAATCAAAAACAGAGATTTTAGAGTAAATAAAATAGAATATAAACAAGACGAACTAGCGACTGTAGAATTAATATTACTACCATAATGGAATTTAAAAGAGGATTTAAAATAAAACCAAAAAGAATAACACCAACAGGTGAAGTTATATTTACAGACGGTACAAACGACACGTTTGCAAATGAAGTTACTTGTCGTGCTTATGGTTATAAATTTGATAAAAAAGACGGTATATGTTACGCATTTAAATACCCTAGAAATTTATACAAATCAAACAAAAGTCAAACGTCAAGAGTTGAAGGTGTAGAAAACGAAATACAAGACGGTACAGAAAACACAATAGTAACAGGAAAAGAAAACAAAACAAAAGGTGATAATCAAAATTCTTTAATTATAGGTCAAAATAACATTATAGAAAATGGTGTTAGTAATTGTCTAGTTGCAGGTACTTTTGCAGTAGCAAAAAATAAAGGTGAGTTTTGTTTAGGTGGTGGTACTTTTTTAGAAACTGCTGACACAATAGAAGAACGTTTAGCAGTATTTCAAACAAGTTTTATTTTAATGAATACGGTTACTATTGGTACACAATCAAATAGTGCTATGGTGCAACGTACAGGGGATATAGACTTTACAGACACTAATTTAGACGTATCAAACTACATTCAACAAATAGCAGGATCGATACAAATGTTTGAAATAGACGTAATTGCGTTGCAATTTAGTGGTACAGACGCAGTAGCAGGTAGATTTGATCAATTTAAAATTGAAGGTGCATATAAAACAGGATCAGACGGTGCACAAGACAGTATAACACAAAGCACTACATATAAAATAAATAACTCTGATTTAACAAACCCTGTGCTTGCAGATAGTCCACGAGCAGGTGGTATAACTGTGCAATGTGTAGGTAAGTCTAACGTAAATATAGAATGGTATATAAATGTCAAAATGATGACTTGTAAAACATCAATAGATTTTTAAAATTATGAAAGAAACATTTGAATTTGAAATAAAAGGGAATATAAAAGACGCTGCAAAAGACGTAGAAGAACTATCAGATAATTTGTCAGAGTCAGTAGACAAAACAAAAGACTTAGGTGAAGAAGCAGTAAGCACGTCAAAATCGTTTGGTTTTATTGGTAGGTCTGTTAATAAATTTGGTGACGCACTCAAAGCGTTAGGAATTGGTATTGTTTTAGCAGCATTCACACAACTTAAAGACATATTTGGACAAAATCAAAGAGTAACAGACGCATTTAGAACATCAACAGAGTTTTTAAGCATAGTCTTTAACAAGTTTTTTAATTTTTTATCAGAAAATACAGGTAAAGCGTCAGGTTTTATAAATAATTTATTTGGTAGTAAAATAGTACAAGGTGCAATAGACTTAGGTAGAGCAATAGGTGTTGAAATTATAACAAGGGTAACAAATTTAGTCACAGGTATTACAGGTTTAAGTAAAGCACTAAGACTTGTATTTAAAGGTGAATTTCAAGAAGCAGCAGACGCAGGTAAACAAGCACTTACAAATTTAAAAGATTCTGTTATAGGTAACGTTGCAGAAACTGCGAAAATGGACAACGCAATTACAAAAGTTACAAATAAGATTAAAGACTTTTCTAAAAGCACTTTAGACGCAGCAAAATCAAACGTAGAACTTGACAAATCAGCAGCACTCGCAGAAAGTAGAAACCGTATATTATTAGAACAATTTGACAGACAAGCAGAAGTACAAAGACAGATTAGAGATGACGAAAGCAAATCAATGCCTGAAAGAATAGCAGCAAACGAAAAACTTGGTGAACTACTTAAAGAACAAAAAGAATTGATGTTAGCGAATGCAGATATTACAGTAGACGCAGCACAAAAAGAACTAGACAAGAACAAAGATAACGTAGAATTACAAATAGCACTAAATGAAGCAATAGCAGAACGGGAAGGTATTATTGCACAAGTTACAGGTTTTGAAAGTGAGCAACTAACAAACACAATAAGTCTTAAACGTGAACAACAAGACTTAGAAAAAGAACTACAAGAACAAGCATTAGAAAATATAAAAGAAGAAGCAGACAAACGACAAGAATTGCACGATCTTGAACAAGAACGTAAACAAGAACAAATGGCTGCATTTAGTCAATTAAGTGGTGCATTAGGTGATTTATTAGGCGAAAGTAAAGCAATGGCAGTAGCACAAGCGACAATAGACACTATAGCAGGTGCAACAAAAGCATTTTCACAAACAGGTGTAGCAGGGTTTGTAACAGGTGCAGCAATAACATTAGCAGGTATAGCAAACGTTAGAAAAATACTTGCAACTAAAGTACCTAAAGAAAAAGGAGGTGGTGGATCAATACCTTCAGCTACAGGACAAGCACCTTCACCACAAATGACAAGTGGTGCATTTACATTAACTACACCACAAGAAGCAGAACCACCTAGAGCATTTGTAGTAACTGACGATATAACTAACAGTCAAGACAGACTACAAACAATACGAAGACGTAGTACGATATAAAATCAAATAAAACTAATTAAAATCTATTATATAAATATGAAGAAAAAACTTACTAAAATAACAGAGCTTGTAATAAGTGACGATAACGAAGAACTATCTATAGACGCAATAAGTTTAGTAACAAGTCCTGCAATAGAAGTAGATTTTGTATTTTTTGGAAAAGACAAACACAACCTTACATTCTCAAAGATTGACGAAGAAAAAAGAATGCTAATCAGTCCTGCACTAATACCTAATAAACAGATATTTAGATACAACCCTAATACAGATTCAGAGTATTACGTATATTTTTCTACGGACACAGTAAGAAAAGCTAGCGAACTATACCTTAAATACAACAATCACCACAAAGCTACATACCAACATCAAGACAGAGTAGCAGGCGTACTAACAGTAGAAAGTTGGATAAAAGAAGGCGACCAAGACAAGTCTAAAATGTATGGCTACGATCTACCAAATGGTACGTGGTTTGTCAAAATGAAAATAGAAAACAATGACTTGTGGGAAAAGATAAAAGCAGGTGAACTAAAAGGGTTATCAATAGAAGGTTATTTTGTAGACAAAATGGAAAAAATGAGCAAAACAGTTACAGACGAAGAAATAATAGAAGCATACAACGAGTTAGTAAAAGAAGGTAAGATAAACAAAGTGGAGTTAGGTTTATTAGATAATGTTGAAAAAAACATAGGACAAATCTATGATGAACTTAAAAGAGGTTCTGTCATATTAAATGGAGCAGGAGCAAAATCAGAAAATATTGGCAAATCTGTAATATTAAAAGCTGAAAGCGAATTAGAAAAAATTGAAAAAGCAAAAAAAATGGCTAAAGAATTAGGTGTAGATATTCCAAAAGTAAACCAATATGGAAATAGTTTAAAAAAAGCAATAACATCAGGAAAAAATTTAGTTAAAAAAAGCGTCAATGCAATGAAATTATAAATTAAAAATTATGTACAAAAATTACGAAGACAAACTAAACACTATACTATCTAACGCAAAAGGTGAAAAGGTAGAAAAAATAGAGTTTAATATTGCAGACAAAGTTTTATCAGACGTAAGCGCAAATGGTAAAAGTCGTTCAAAATATAGACAATTAATAAGGCAAGTAAGAACAGACTTAGCAGCAGCATTAGGACATCTTGAAAATATCAAGAAAAGAGATGAAAGAATAGAAAAAAATAGTAAAAGTTTTAAAAGACAAGCAGACGAACTAGGCATAGGAAAAGAATTAAAACCACCTCTTAGCTATGTTTACGAAGGTTTATATATTGATAAACAATTAGAAAATGATATACAAGCTAATAAACAAGCAATAAAAGCAGTATTAAAATCATCAGAAATTTAAAAATCAAATAACAAATAAATAATTCTATTATATACTAAAGACTTTAAAAAATGGATTTAAAAAAACAAATATTATCAGCATTAGGTTTAGACAAAGAAGAAGAAATAAACCTAGAATTTCAAGCTAAACTTATTGACGGTACTATTGTCGTTTCAAAAGCAGACGAACTTGCAGAAGGCGTAGAAGTAATGATATTAGCAGAAGACGGTAGTACAATGCCTGTTCCTGTAGGAACTTACGAAACAGAAGACGGTGTTGAATTTAAAGTAGAAAAAGAAGGTATTGTAGCGTCAATGGAGAAAAAAGAAGTAGAAAAAGAAGACGAAGACGAAACAGAAGAAACAGAAGAAGTTGAAGCAGTAGAAGAAGAAGAAATGTCAGAAGAAGTAGAAAGCGAAAACTTTGACAAAAAAGCACTTATTGAAGAAATTGGTGCAGTAATTAAAGAACTTTTAGAAGAAGTAAGATCAGATGTGTCAAGACTTTCTTCAGAACTTGAAGAAATGAAAGACATAAACGGTGAACTAACTACTGAAAAAGAAGAATTACAATCACAAATCGTAGAATTATCTAAAAAACCTGCAACAAAACCTGTTGAGGTTAGTAAATTCAACGAAACAAAAATAAATACAAAACCTTACGCTAGTATGAATAGTAAAGAAAGGTTTTTTTATAACTTAAATAATAATTAAATAATAACAAAATGGGTTTTTCAATTAATTCAAACTATACAGGTGATCACGCAGGTCAGTATATTGGGGCTGCGTTAAAATCATCAAAATCTTTAGAGTTTTTAACAGTATTAGAGAATATAAAATTCAAAAGAAACATAAGTAAAGTAAGCACAACAAATATGATTAAAGACGCGACTTGTGACTTTACAGACGCAGGTACACTCACGCTCAGCGAGCGTGTTTTACAACCAAAAGCATTAGAAATTAACGTTGATCTTTGTAAAAAAGATTTACTACAAGATTTCCAATCTGCACAAATGACTGCAGGTAGACACAATGACGGAATGTCTGACGACTTTGCAGCATTTGTAATGTCTTACTTGTCTTCTACTATTGCAGACTATGTAGAAACTAACATTTGGGTAGGAAACGGTGGCACAAATGAATTTACAGGTTTTATGCACCCAACAGACGGAACTTTTGCAGGCGACACACTTGTAGATGTAGATAATTCAGCAGGTGCAGGTTCAGCTTATACTGTAACAAGTATAGATGACGACCTAAACGCACTTGTAAACGCAATTCCTTCGGCATTATATAGAAAAGAAGATTTGTATATTTATATGTCAGTATCTTCTTACAGACTTTACTTAGCAAACCAAGCAAATTCAGGTTATCAAAGACTATTCAATATGAATGACGATTTTGTACCTATGTTTAATGGTGTTAAGATCGCAGTATGTCCGGGAATGGTAGAAAACAAAATGATAGCAGCACAACAGTCAAATCTTTTCTTTGGAACTGATCTTGTTTCTGATCACACAGAACTTAAAATGTTAGATATGGGTGACTTAGACGGCAGCGATAACATTCGTGTAGTGGCGAAATTTACTGCAGGTTGTCAGCACGCACAAGGTGGCGAAATTGTAAGAATAGACTAATAATTAATTAACAGTAAGAGAGGGTGTCAAAACCCTCTTAAACTGTCTTAAAACAATAAATATGGCTTGTGAATTAACTAAAGGAAGACAATTAGACTGTAGAGATACGGTTGGTGGTGTAAAAGCAGTATATTTTGTACAACACGCAGACGCTAGTATAAACGAAGCAGGTGGTGGTGCAGGTGAAGAACCTGCGTCAGGTACTATTTCAGACATAGATATAACTAATAGTGGTTCAGGCGATAAACTATTTAAATACGAAGTTACAAGAGGAACGGCGTCATTTACCGAAACAATCACAGGTAGTACAGAAAACGGTACGGTATTTTTTGATCAATCAGTAAATATTAAATTACACAAACTTAGTATAGCAGACAGAAACGAAATAAAACTATTATCACAAAATAGATTAATAGTATTTGTAGAGTTAAACCAAATCAATAGTGCAGGTAAAAGAGTTATTGTAGCTTTAGGAGTAGAAAACGGTTTACAATTAAATACAGGTACAAACGTTTCAGGTGCAGCATTAGGGGATATGGCAGGTTCAGACTTGACATTTAGTGGTCAAGAAAGCTTTCCTGCAAGTATTGTTGCAGACTACAGTAATAGTCCTTTTGACAATACTGCATTTACACTAACAGTACATAACAGTTAATATATGTTTTCATAAATAAAAGAAGGGTGGTATTTTACCACCTTTTTTTTTACTTATAAAATAAATTAAAACTTTTTCTATTATATAGTATGCAACACGCAACTTACGGTTCTACAACTAATTTTTATGTGACTACAGAAGACAAAAGAATAGACACAACAGTACCAAGTACACAAATTAGATTTTTAGTAAAATTTATAAATGACTTATCAGGAAATGTAAAATACGCATACGGACAAAGTCAAACAATTAGAGAAAGGTACACAGATTTTAGTTTTACACATAACACTACAGAAAATGTTTTTACAGGTGCTATTAATTTAACACCTTTTGGATATTATAAGTACGAAGTATATGAAGTTAGTTTTAATGGTATAGTACCGACATTAGACGATAATACTGCACCTATTAACGAAACAGACGCAGCAAATAATACAAGTAGTGTACACGGCACAGTAAAAGGTTTGGTAGAACAAGGCAAACTATTAGTAAGCGAAACAGTAGGTAGTGAGCAGGTAAAATACACACAATATACAGAAACAACAAGTACAAATTATATACACATCAATTAAATGGACACAACACAAGAATTATTATCAGAACAGTTAGGAAAAGGTGGCGTACAAATAGTAGTAGCAAGTGATAATGCAGTCGGTAGTTTAAATTGTTACGCAGTACATTTCCCAATAGATACTACTGTAATCGATCTAGACACAGGTGCAAATGTTACAGGTACAGATTCTAACTTACATCAATCTTATAGTGCAGGCACGACATTATTTTTATCATTTACTCAAATTCAAATAAGTGAAGGTTTAGCGTTAATATACAAGAACGACACTCTGTAATGAAATTAGCTTTATCGCAAAATTTAACATCTAAGGTTTCAGCAGTATTTGATCCTGCAACTCACTCTAATATAAAAGCGTTTTATAAATTTAAAAGTTTAGGGGGTGCAGATATATCTAACGTTGCTAATTGGACAGATCAAACAGGTAACTTTGATATGTTACAGGCAACCGACTCTGAAAAACCACAATATACTGCAAGCACAGGTGCAGTAAGTTTTGACGGTGCAAACGAAAGTTTACAAACTGCGTCAGACATATCTTTAGCAAGTCAGTTTACAATAGGAGTAAGAATGAATATTACAGGAAGTATTAATAATGACGTTATTTTAGCAGACAATACTACAACAGGTCACTTTATTAGAATAAAAGATAGCACCACAATAACTATTAGAATTGCAGGTAGTACGGCACAAGATTTTGGTTTAAATACAGGTACGATACAAGACGCAACAAATTTTAATTTAATAGTTTCACGTGATGATGACGGCTTAATTAAAACATTTTTTAACGGTACTGAACAAGCTGACACAAATACAAGGACAGGTACACTTCTAATAGACGCAATAGGTGTAAGAAAAACAGACGCTAACGATTTAGAAGGTTCTATTTTTGAAGTTCAAATTTATGACGGTGTTAGTTTTAGTACTGCAGGTTTTATAACAAAAATAAATAACAGATTAGCTAGTTTATAATGGAAAATTTAATTAATATAAATTTAGAATATAGTACTGCACCACAAATACAAGAAGCACGTGGTAAAGATTGGATTGAATATGGTACAGACGACTACAAAAACCTCTACCCACAATTTATTATTGATCTTTACTATAATTCAGGAACACATTCAGCTATTATAAACGCTACTGCACAAATGATAGCAGGACAAGATATAACTGCAAAAGATACAGATAGTGTAGAGCTAAACGCAAAGCTAGAAAACTTCTTCAAAAACGCTAATAGTAAAGAGACACTACACGAAGTAATTAAGAAATGTGCATTTGATTTTAAACTACAAGGTGGTTTTGCCTTAAATGTAATATATTCTAAGTCAGGACAGGTAGCAGAACTATACCACGTGCCTGTAGAGCGTCTTAGAGTAGGTTTACCAAACGAATTAGGTAGACTTGATAAATACTATATTTCAGCAGATTGGAGTAATGTAAGGCGAAATAAACCACAAGAGGTTGCAGCATTTAACCCACTAGACAGAACTACACCTAGTCAAATACTATACACAGGTTTGTACAGTCCTAATATGGAAATGTATTATACACCTGATTATAGTTCAGCGTGTAATTGGGCGTTAATAGATCAAAAAGTAAGTGAGTATCATTTAGGTAACATTGAAAGAGGTTTTTCAGGTTCTTATTTTATTAATATGAACAATGGTGTACCGACTGCAGAAGAAAGGTTACAAATAGAACGTAGTATAGAAAAGAAATTTACAGGATCAGGCAACGCAGGTAAATTTGTTTTAAGTTTTTCAGACAGTAAAGACAGGGCTGCAGAAATAACACCAATAGACGTAAGCAACGCAGACAAGCAATATTTAGCACTACAAGAATTATTAGTGCAAAACATAATGACAGGACACAGGGTTACAAGTCCTATGTTATTAGGTGTTAAAACGGAAGGTCAGTTAGGTGGTCGTGACGAACTTATGCAGGCGTTTGAAATATATCAAAACACAGTTGTAAAACCTTACCAAGAACACATACTAAAAACACTTGAAAAAATACTATTAGTAAACGATATACAAGCAGACTTACAAATAGTACAATCTAGTCCTATTATGACTACGTTTACCGTTGAGGATATGCGTAATGTAATGACTAAAGAAGAAATAAGAGAAAAGTTAGGGCTTGAACCTTTAGAACAAGAAAACTTAGAAAGCGAAAAACTAGCTAAAGTAGGTGATATTGACGGTATGCCTGTTTACAGTACAGTAGAAGAAGCACTAATAAAAGCAAAAGAACTAGGTTGTGAGGGTTTTCACGAACACGAACTAAATGGTGAAAAGGTATATATGCCTTGTGCAAAACACGAAGACACAAAAACTAGAATGAATGTAGAAAAAACAGAACTAGATTTATTTTTAGAAACTGTAGAAGACATACCTGAAGATTGGCAATTAGTAGAAGAAGAAGTAGTAGACGGTGAACACGTAGAATTTGATTTTGAAGGCGAACTAAATAAAATAGCTACAGAAAAAGTAGAGCTTAGTACAGGTAGAGCAATACCTAACGCTAAGAGTGATCAAGACGGAATTAGTAAAAAAACCTTTGACTACTTTAGAGTAAGATATGTTTACGCTGAAGACGAATTTTTAAAACGTAAGACAGGTAAAAAAAGAGACTTTTGCCAAAAAATGTTAGCTGCAAAAAAGCTATACAGAAAAGAAGACATTGACAGAATGTTTAAACTTAATAAAGACTTTTCTCCAAAAGGCACAGGTAAAGGAGGATATGATAAATTTATTTGGAAAGGAGGAAGTTATTGCCACCATTTTTGGTTGAGACAGATTTATAAGACAAAACTAGGTATTGACGTTAGTACAAAGATAAAAGACGCAGAATTAATAGGGTATACAAAAGCACGTAGTGAAGGATTTACTGCAAAAAAAAACGACAAAAGAGTAGCAATAGCACCTAAACGTATGCCTAGACAAGGTAGAAAAAGTTAAATTATGAGTTACGTATTATTTATATCAGAAAACAAATTAAAAGATTCTACTGCTATAGGTGGTAACGTAGATATAGAATTTATCTTACCCTATCTAAAAGTAGCACAAAAGAAACACATAGAACGTGTATTAGGTACAGACCTTTTTGAAGCGTTACAAACTAAAATATCAGGTGGTACGTTATCAGGAGTTTATCAAACATTGGTAGACGATTATATTGCAGACTCATTAGTACATTGGGCGTTCTTTGAATGTATACCGTTCTTACGATTTAAAGTAATGAACAATAACATAGTACAAAAGACTGCAGAAAACAGTACACCATTAAGTAGACAAGAAGCAAACGATCTACGTGAAGAAGTAAGAAATACTGCAGAGTTCTATACAGAACGTTTAATAGACTATCTAAGACATAACAATAGTAGTTACCCTGAATTGAACACAAACACAAACGAAGACATATCACCTTCTAAGAATGCGTTTTATTCAGGTTTAAATTTAGAAAAGGTAAGAGACAGACAAGGTGGTATTAAATTAAGCGACTTCTTAACACCTGATCTAAATGAGTAGAAAATATTACAAACCAAAATTAAAAAACGAAAAAGCACTAAAAAGCTATTTAAAAAATGAACGAAATAAAAGACACAGTACAGGTAGGGCTAGCAAACGTTAGTGCAATAGGATTGAGTATGGCTCAAGTCAATGAGATACTTACGTTTGTATCTTTAGTTTTAGCTATAACATTTACAATATATAAATTTACAAAATACAATGCCAGGTAAACACAAAAAGAAAAAAAAGAAAAAATAATGCCGTATCACACTAAGAAAAAAAAGAAGAAGAAAAAGAAACGTATGTAATGACATACAAGTATTTTAATTTACAAGAGTTCGCAAGTCCTGACGAACCTGATAGTGGTTTGCACATGAATAGGGAATTTGTATCACTATTAGACAAAGCACGTGATATAGTAGACGGTCAAATGATATTTAAAATAACATCAGGATATAGAACCGAAAACTATAATGACAAGGTTTTAAAAGCACGTGTA